GGCCAACTTAACTAAGGAGGTGTACAATGTACGAGTACCGGAAAGCTTCGGGCAAGATGCATGTGCTTCCGCCTAAGCTTTGGACACAATTCAGGAACCTCTTCGAGTTTGATTACCATTTGCCTGGTTTAGGCACATCGTATCATCCTGGAGAGATTGCACAGTTTGGATCTAATTGGTTTAAGGATTTCCTTGAAAGTGAGCCCGGCGCCAAGATGGCGAACCGCCTCCTTCAGGTCTCCTTACCTTTGATCCCTCTGGCATCTGACGGCTACTACGAACTGTCATTAATGGCAGAAGTAGTAACTCTTCAGTCCTTGAAGTGTCCAGGCGGGAGGAGCATATGGTACCTTCGCCCGGAGTTTCTGTGTATTCGTGAAGTACAACCTCCTGAAACTAAGTTGGAACCGAAGGCCACCTAAGACTGAAAGGAACGCTCGTCGCGTCCTTGATGGCGACCCATATCCTTGTTAGGAGTACAGGTCATGATGTTAATGCAAAACCATCAGGGAGGACTATGGCGTAGACTTTCTGTTGTGGGCATTCCCAAAGTACATATCGGGTCTTTTATAGATCTGATAGTACGATGGGAGAGTTGCTCGGGTGTCGAATGGACCATTAAGAGACTTAAGTCTCTTAAAGTGGATCTCATTCGACGACAGTCTGGTCTCAGTGGTCTCACGTGGATTCGTAAGAATCGACGAGGAGACATTGCTGGTACCATCGGTTCACTCTTCCGATGGGCTGACAAATCTGAGATGAACTTTGCCCGGTGCGTTCAAGCCTTTATGGCTTACACGTACTATGTGCTCCCGTCTTTGACGGATTCACAAAAGGAAAAGTTCCTCAGAGGAATCAATCCTGAAGAAGGTGACACCGTTGACAAGGTCTTTCTTAGATCCTTGTCAAGGACTGTTTCTCGAGCAATCCGTAAGAGAAGAATCCATCGTTTGGGTTCTCCTCTTGTGATCTATCGGGGTTCCCCCGATAAGAAAGCCCCAATGCTTTGGGGTAGAAAGAGTGTCCATCAGAATGAGAACATTCTCGCTGATTTGGGAATATTCAACACTTCTTTTGGCCTCTACCTCTACCAAAAGTATGAGCGTTTGTTTAAGCCCTTACTTAAAGGCATTGGTGCCAGGAGACGTTGGTTAGATTGGGTTGCTTCTCAACCCCAATCTGATCCCGTTACCTTAAGATGTGGAGAGATCCACTTCTTACAGGAACCTGGCGGGAAGTTACGTTCTGTAGCTTCCCCTTTCCGGATCTTTCAGGAAGTTCTTCGCCCTATGGGCAATGAACTTTACCGTCTGGTCCGATCACTTCCGTGGGATTGCACTTTCAATCAAGAAAAGGCAACCCCATTCATCCAGTCCCACCTTAAACAAGGTGGACAGGTCCATTCCGTTGACCTTTCTTCAGCAACGGATCTCTTCCCTCTCTCTGTTCAGGAGACGGTTCTTCGAACCGTGTTCCATAAACAAGATTGGGATCACGTAAATCTCTTTTTAGAGATTTCCCGTGGTGAGTGGAAGTCCCCTATTGGGAACCTCCAATGGACGAAAGGGCAACCACTAGGTTTGTTTCCTAGTTTTGCCACTTTCACCCTGTCGCATGGACTTCTCCTACTTCATTTAGCTGGTAGTTACAATAACCAGTTCTTTGTTGTAGGTGATGATGTAATCATTCTCGATGATCAACTTCGAGAACGGTACATCTCCATGCTTGACTTGATGAACTGTCCTTGGTCGGAAGACAAATCAATCACCTCCAACTCACTTTCTGAGTTTGCAGGTAAGATTGTCACTTCTTCTATGGTAATACCACAGTTGAAGTGGAGGCAAGTATCTGACGATAACTTCCTCGATGTCTGTAGACTATTGGGCAGTCGGAGCCGATGCCTCCTTAACTGGAGGCAAAAGAGAGTCTTTGATAAGGTTGCACATTTGTGCGACCCTATCGGTCTCAACTTTAGTTTACCAGGTGATAACTTGGCAACTATGGTTGAGCGGACTCTAGACTTTTACCATCCTGAAAAGGATGTCTTAGGTGCCCTTATGGGCCTAAGAGGAAGAATAAACCGTTTAGTTTATTCTCCGTTTGCAGAAGATCTCAATGCTGATGAATTGCATGAGATCTCTGCGACCTTCGACGAGAAGGTCAAGTCTGCATTGAAACAAACCATCTTTAACAGATGGGAGACTGCTGTCTCCATCGGTTTGGATGGACTTGCTTCTCTGCCTGAGGCTCTCGGAACGGAACCGAGATTACCTCTCCGGGATTTGTTACCTTCACGTGTAACAACCCTGGGACGGTAC